CACAGATGTCTACAACCAGACCGAGTACCCATTGACCGTTTACCCTTCTCACTATTTCACGAGAGATCATTTCTCAGGATATAGATACGAAGGCAACGGACATTGTTTCGCTACCCAATTCTGGGGGAGCACTAACGGCTATGAAAGGGCTGAAAAATGGAAAGCGTAATTGAACAACGTGATGGTTGGTGGTGGCCTAAAGAAGACGTAGAGGCATGGAAGTGGATTCCTGTCGAAATCGCTGCCATCCCTGACTTGGTGAAGTGGGTTCCAGAGCGCAATCTAGTCATTCATGCTGGTGGTAACTGTGGCGTTTGGTCAAAGATTTACTCGCCTCTGTTCAAAGAAGTGGTGACTTTTGAGCCAAACGACATTAACTTTGAGTGCTTTAAGCGAAACGTAGACGAAGCAAACGTCACGATTTACAAGGCTGGACTGTCCGACAAAGAGGGTTTTTGCAAGTCTGTGGATGGTGACGGAGACAAGAACTACGGAGCCTTACAGATTGAGGAAGCTGACGAAGGCATCCCAATGATGACCATTGACAGCCTGAACTTGAACCCTGACCTAATCCAGTTGGATGTGGAAGGTTTTGAGGAAAACGCTCTGCGTGGTGCTCGTAACACTATCATGCGCTCACGACCAATCATCATCATTGAGCAGAAGAAGCTCGCCAAAAATGGCATGAATGACGCTGAAATCGCTATAATGATTCAACGAATGGGCTACTTTTTCGCAGAGCGAGTGTGGTCTGACAACGTCTTTATCCCTGTTGAGAAACTAGCATGAAACGCGGAAACGAATCATTTTCTGGTTACAACAAACCAAAACGTACTCCAAACCACCCAACCAAGAGCCATGCCGTTCTTGCAAAAAGTGGTGACGAGGTGAAATTGATTCGTTTCGGTCAACAGGGCGTCAAAGGCAGTCCAGACGGGACAAAGCGCAATGAAGCGTTTAAGGCCCGTCATGCTGAAAACATCGCCAAGGGCAAAATGAGTGCCGCTTACTGGGCGAACAAAGTTAAATGGTGAAATCATGGACAACGAGTACCTAAAACGGATTTATGGCTTGCTAGAGTCAGGTGCGACTTTAGGTACTGGTGCTGTCTCAGGCTTGGTTGGTATTCCTTACGGCTTGTATAAAGGCATCACAAGCGGTGCGTATGGAACGCCTGAAGCCCCAAGGATTGCAGCACGAGAAGCGCAGCAGTTCATGGAGCGCAACACTTACCAACCAAGAACGGCTGAAGGACAGGCAAATTTACAGCAATTGGCTGGTTTGCTTGAGGCATCTAAGTTGCCACCTGTAATGCCTGAAGCATCATTGTTGGCTGCTATCCCAAAAAAAGCGTATGCGGCACAAGCTGAACGCGCTGGCATGGCTGCTGAGAAAGCCATTGCTCCTGTGGTGACTCGCACAATGGAGCGTGGTGGACTGCCTGCTCAATTATTGGGCGATTTGAGCCAAGGTTCTATCAGTCCAATGGATGTTTGGCATGGTTCGCCACATGGCCCATTTGGGAAGTTTGACCCAACTAAAGCTAGAACTGGCGAAGGTAATGCAACCTTTGGAGAAGGCGCATATTTGGCTCAAGCTCGTGGAACTGGTGAAACTTATCGTAATGCTTTATCAGAGCCTGAATTATTTATAAAAGGTCGTCAAATAAAAACTGCTTCTGGTTCAGATATTGATACTGCAAAAGCATGGCTACAAGAGTCTTTTGAGTCTGGGGCTGCAAATCCATACGATGATGCAATGTCAAGAATTTTGTCATCTCCAATGAAAGATGATAAAGGCGTAATCAATGCCTTAAACAAACTTCAACAAAAAGGCGTTGAAATGCAAAAATCAGGCTATCTATACAAAGTAGACTTGCCCGATGAATCAATTGCAAAAATGCTTGATTACGATAAGCCTTTGAGCCAACAAGCGCCAGAAGTTCAGGCAGCATTGGCAGACATTGGTATAACCGTAGACAAGAAGAAACTTGGTGAATTCCATGATGCTTTGCTTGATGCTCTTGAAAATCCAAACTCAACAACAACTGTTGACCAGCTTCCAAAAGCACCTAGAGATTGGACTGGTGAGCAAATATTGAAAATGATTGAACGCAATCCATCTCAATATTTTCCTAAAGTTATGGAAGGCAAAGAACTTACTGGCGCAATGATTAACCCTAGAGCTGGCGTTAGTGATTTGCTCGCTCAGAAGGGTATACCTGGCGTTCGATACCTAGACCAAATGAGCCGTGATGCTGGTGAAGGAACATCAAATTTCGTTGTGTTTCCAAAGTATCAAGAAACTCTAAAGATCAAAGAGATCAACGACAAACCTTATGAACAATGGTTTCCTAAGACAAATCTGCTAGAAACAGCAGAGCCAAAGGCTGCTTCAGTATTGCCAGGCGTTTCTATTCAAGGCGGTGATAAGCCATTAAGAAGTGCAGTTGTTCTCATTGGCGATAAAGTATTTTTTGGAAATACCCATGCTGATGCTATTGGGCAGGCTTTAAAAGAGGGTGTCATCAAGAAAAATGCTGGTAAATTCATTTATCCAGAAGGCGCTGAGGTTGATATGGATTTATTCTTGACAAATGAAGGCCAGATTATTGACAGACTTCAAGCCTACAAAATGATGGATGTTGGAGCATCTGAATCAGCAAATGAAGCTGGAATAATGCAAAAACACGCACCATCTTCAATGAGTATTGATGAATACATGAGCCAAGCTAAAGCTATTAGAGAAGCAAGAGAAAAGAAAAGTCTGCTAGACTAACCACATATCAACTACACCAACGAGCCTTTAAGGAATTGGTAAAAAACATGACACGCAAAAGCATAGAAAATGCAATCTTGTGTTTGGATAACTTTACTATTACAGGTTATCCAGAAGATTTGCAAAAACTTAGAAAATCACTTTATGAAGCACTAGATTGCTCAAAGATTGATAAGTTAGAAAAATTTGCACATGAATTAAAGAACATGAGAGATGTTCAAGATTCATTTATAAAGAATTGTGACGACAAATATCATCATGGTCTTTACAACGGTTTAGAGTTTTCGCTTTCATTGCTGGAAAAGCGAGAGCCTGAATTTAAAGAAATCAAGTAAACCATCAAGCCGTAAGGAAATGGTAAGAAATGAATAAACAACCTGAAAATATTGGTGGTGGTCGCCCAAAAGGTAGCCCTAATAAGGCCACAGCCGCTGTTAGAGAGGCGATCGCGGTGTTTGCAGAGGGTAATGCCCATAAACTGCAAGAGTGGCTTGATGATGTTGCTATGGGTGTAGGTGGAAATAAGCCTGACCCTGCCAAAGCTGCTGATCTGTACCTTAGAGCCATCGAATATCACATTCCGAAGTTGGCTCGTACTGAGATGACTGGCCCTGATGGTGGCCCTGTCCAAGTCTCAGGCATCACGATCAATCTAAAGAAGCCTAATGAATCTTGAACTAGATTTCCCTGAAAAACTGGGATTCTTGTTTGAGCCAGCACGTTACAAGATTCTCTACGGGGGTAGGGGTTCAGGTAAATCGTGGGGTGTTGCTCGCGCTTTGATTGCCATTGCAGTCCAAAAGCCAACTAGGGTACTTTGCGCCCGTGAGTTGCAGAACTCAATCTCAGACTCAGTTATTGCCCTGCTCCATGACCAAATAAAGGCTATGGGGCTTGAGTCGTTCTTTGACGTACAGCGTACAGCTATCTACGGAGTCAACGGCTCTGAGTTCTCGTTTGCTGGTCTAAAGCACAACGTCACATCTATCAAGTCGTTTGAGGGTGTGGATATTTGCTGGATTGAGGAAGGTCAGGCGGTATCAAAAGTCTCTTGGGAAACCTTGATTCCTACCATTCGCAAGCCGAACTCTGAGATTTGGGTGACTTTCAACCCTGACCTAGATACTGACGAGACTTACAAGCGGTTCGTCTTGAACTCTCCGCCAAGCGCACAAGTCCACAAGGTCAACTGGTCTGATAACCCTTGGTTTCCTGAAGTTCTCAAAGAGGAGTTAGAAACTCTGCGAGAAAAGGATATGGACAGCTATCTCAACGTTTGGGAAGGGCATACCCGTCAGATGTTGGATGGCGCTGTCTACGCTAACGAGCTGAGAAAAGCCCAAGAAGACAACAGAATCCGTGAGTTGATTATTGACAAGACCATCCCTGTCCAAACCTTCTGGGATTTGGGTTGGGCTGATATGACTTCTATTTGGTTTGTCCAGGCTATCTCAGGCGGTGAGGTCAGAGTCATTGATTTCTACCAAAACTGTCAAAAGCCAATTGACCACTATGCCCAAGTCCTGCAAGACAAGGGCTATGTTTACAAGGATTGGTGGCTCCCACACGATGCCGAGCATAAGAATATGACGGGCAAATCGGTCAAGGACATTCTTGAATCAATGGGCAAACCAGTAAGAATCACGCCTAAATTGTCTATTGCTGACGGTATTAACGCCGCCCGTATGCTCTTGGACAGGTGTTTCTTTGACGAAACTAGGTGCGCTGACGGACTTCAAAACCTACGCCATTACCGCTATGACGTAGACCCAAACACCAAGATGTTTAGCAATAAGCCACTTCACGACCAGCACTCCCATGCTGCTGATGCTTTCCGCTATCTCGCTGTTGGACTAGACGAATCTGGTTCATCGTGGGGTAAATCTATCAACCAAAGACCGAAATGGATAGTCTGATGTTCTTAATGAAACAAGGCGACCTTGCTGACCGCCGTAAGATTGATATGCTTGAAAAACGTATCGAAACGCTTGAAAATATGGTAAACGCATTACAATCGGAGCAACGCCCTCGAATGGGCAGGCCACCAAAGGTAAAAGATGAGCCAGCCAAGGAATCGCAAGGAAGCTAAGAAGGCAGGTTTAAAGACCTACTTTACTGGCAAGCCATGCAAACGTGGCGGTATTGCAGAGCGCAGACTCAATGGAGACTGCCTTTGTGATGCCTGCGTGTCTTTTGCAAAGCAATTGAAAAACGATTGGGCTGTTACAAATAAGCATAAAAGTAAGGAATGGCGAGAAGCTAATCCTGAAAAGATGAAAGCATATAAAAATGCTTGGGCTGATAGAAACAGAGAATCTCAGAGAGAGAGATTGCGCTTATGGAAGTTGAACAACAAAGAAAAAGTCTTTGCTGATTTTCATAAGCGAAGAGCCGCAAAAATAAATGCCACTCCATGCTGGTATGGTGAATTTGATAGATTTGTCATACATGAAGCCCTAAAGTTGGCAAAGCAAAGAGAGCTGATAACTGGCATAAAATGGCACATAGATCACATGATTCCGTTACAAGCTAAGACAGCCAGCGGGTTTCATAGTGCTGACAACATTCAAGTCATTCCTGAGTTTCTTAATGTAAGAAAAGCAAACAGAATGACTTATACGGAGCGAAACGAATGGCTACAAACACTGTGAGTGACGACAAACTCAAAGCAATTATTGAATCCGAAATTGACAACAGTATCGGATTTTTGGAAACGGAAACAACTCAGCAACGTGAAGATGCTATTAGAGCTTATTTGCGTCAACCATACAATAACGAGGTCGAGGGCAAATCCTCAATTGTTACTGGAGAAGTTGCAGAAGCCGTTGATGGCGCTTTGCCTTCTCTGGTTCGCATCTTCTCTGCTTCTGATGAAGTGGTGCGTTTTGACCCTCGTGGCCCACAAGACGAAGCAGGCGCAAAACAAGCGACTGAGTACGTTAATTGGGTGTTCATGCGTGACAACGATGGCGTAATCATCTTGCACGATTGGTTTAAAGACGCTCTCTTGCAAAAGGTCGGCGTAGTTAAAGCCTATTGGGAAGACAAGGAAGACGTTACGAAAGAAAAGTACCGCGACCTGTCTGATGACGAGCTGGCAATGCTTCTTTCTGACGAGACTATGGAAGTGGTCGAGAAAGAGGTAGTCGAGAACGAACTTAAAGACCCTGCTGGCAATCCTGTGCTAGATCAGATGGGTAAGCCTGTGATGTATACGTCTAACAGCGTCACAGTCAAGAAGAAAAAGAAGTCTGGCAACGTGGTTGTTGAGAATATCCCACCAGAGGAGTTCTTGATCTCTAAACGCGCAAAGCGTAGCCCTTCAGACGCTCCTTTTGTGGCTCATCGCCGCCTGATTACCCGTAGCGACCTGATTGCAATGGGTTTTGATAAGGACATTGTGAACGGCTTGCAAACGTCAGATTCTTTGACTTTCTCGCCTGAATACTTGGCTCGTGTCAGCAACGGTGAGAATCCTGACGATGCACAAAGCCTTGATGACTCAATGCAGACCATTGAGGTGTTTGAGTGTTATGTCCGCGCTGACGTAGACGGTGACGGTATCGCTGAACTGCGCCAAGTCTTCTACGCATCAAACGAAATCCTGAGTGACGAAGAAACCGATTACGTTCCTTTCCACTCAATCTGCCCAATCCCAACGCCTCACAAGTTCTTTGGCGAGTCAATGGCAGACCGCACAATGGATATTCAGTTAATCAAGACCACGATCACTCGTCAAATCTTGGATAACTTGTATCTGACAAACAACGCTCGCGTTACTGCCGTTGACGGTCAAGTAAACCTTGACGACTTGCTTACTTCTACCGCAGGCGGTGTTGTTCGCGTTAAGTCTGCTGGCGCTGTCCAACAGTTGACCGTTCAATCAATGGCAGGTCAGGCTTTCCCAATGCTCTCCTATTTGGATTCAATCCAACAGAAGCGCACAGGCGTAACAGAGGCAAGCCAAGGCTTAGACCCATCTATCCTGCAAAACGTAACTGCCGCCGCTGTTGCTTCTATGCAACAAAGTGCCGCAGGAAAGATCGAGATGATTGCTCGAATCTTTGCTGAGACAGGCGTTAAGTCATTGTTCAAAGGCATCTTGCATCTTCTGTGCAAGTACCAAGACAAGGCTCGTATCGTTCGGATGCGTGGCCAATACGTTCAATTTGACCCTCGTGAGTGGTCGAATCAGTACGATGTGGACATTAACGTAGGCTTGGGTGCTGGCAATCGTCAGGAACAGATGGCTATGCTCAACATGGTTCTCGCCAAGCAAGAGCAAGTTTTGGGCCAGATGGGGCCAGCCAATCCGTTGGTTTCTATGGGTCAATACCGCAACACCTTGGGTCGCATGGTTGAGGCGGCTGGCTTTAAGGATTCTGCTGAGTTCTACAAGTCCATTACACCTGAACAAGATCAGGCTATGAGCCAGCCACAGCCACAACAGCAACAAATGCCACCTGAAGTCCAAGCGTATATGGCTAAGACACAGGCTGACATTCAGGCTCAACAGATGAAGGCGCAGGCTGACATTCAGCTTGCCCAACAGAAAGCCGCCGCTGAGATTCAGTTGATGCGTGAAAAAGAGGCTGCTAAGTTGCAGTTTGAGCGTGAAAAGTCTGCCGCTGAGTTGGCTCTCAAGCAAGAGGAATTCATGGCAGAGGCTCAAATGAAAGCAATGAAGGTTGGCGCAGGCATCACTTCTAACGTGGAGATACCAGGATGACACCAACACTAGACCAGTTGTTTTCGGCTGGTGCAAACTCACAGCCTTACACGATTGACCAGATTCTTGCTGGTGTGCAAGGCCAATACACAAGCCGCCCACAATATCAGTCAAACATGACGATTGACGACATTTTGGCTGGCTTGGCTACCGTTCCACAGCAAGCAACTCCGTATGAAACAGGCGCACAGCGTTTTGTTGGCGAGGTTGCCCCGTCTGCTGAATACTTCAAGCCTGCTGAGTTTGATGCTGAAAAGTACCGAATGGTCTACGAAAACGCCGCAGACAAAGCACAGCGCATATACAACGAAACTTACGCAGACCAGATTGCCGCAGGCAAATCTCAGGCAGAAGCCCAGAAAGAAGCGGCTGAAAATGCTCAGTTTTGGGGTACTGCTGGCGCTTTGGCAGGAAGTTTCTTGCCGATTCCTGGCGGTGGCATCATTGGTGGCATGGTTGGTTCAAAACTGGCAGAGCCATTAGACGACCTGACCGAAGGCATTTCAGACATTTTTGGATGGTGATGGATAAAACTCAAAAAGCCAAAAACCTGCTCAATGACGACTTTTTCAAAGGTGAGATTGAAGCCTTGAAAAACATTGAGATGCAAAAGATCATTCATTCTCTGCCTCATCAAGTTGATGAAAGAGAAGTTGCGTATATGAAAATAAACGCATTACAATCTGTCATAGGACATTTCGAATCTATCTCTGCCACAAAGCAGATCAAAGAAAAGATTTGGAAAATCCTGTAATCCGTGGTCTACGGTTTAGACTGACAATTTGGGAATCAAATGAGCGAAAACACGACACCGCAAGGTAGTGGAACGCTGACGGTGGACACAGCCGCAGCAGCATTTCTAGGCATGATGGATGCAGCAGAGGGCGCTGAAAACAGCCAACCTGAAACTGAGGAAGCAGTCGAGGAATATGTTGAGGAATCCGAGTCCGAGTTGGTAGATTCTGAAGAAGCTGAAGAACAGCCTGCACGAACTTTCCGCATTAAAGCTGCTGGTGAAGATCGTGAAGTAACTGAGACTGAGCTTATTGAGGGCTACCAATTAGGCGCGGATTACACCAAGAAGACCCAGAAACTTGCTGAAGAACGCAAAGCGGTGGAAGCCGAACGAGCGAAAATTCAGGAAGCGAACAAATTAAGAGATCAGTACGCCCAACGTCTGCAAATGATGGAGCAATTTCTCCAGCAACAGAACAAGGGTGAAAATTTGGAAGCACTCAAGGAAGTTGACCCAATCGGCTATGCCGTGAAGGTGGCTGAACAGGCGCAACGAGAGAAACAATTAGCAGTCCTGCAACAAGAGCAGCAACGCATTGCTGAACAGCAACAAGCCGAGCAATCTGAGCGCCTGCAAAATCATCTCGCTGAAGAAAGTCAGAAATTGACTAGCCTAATTCCTGGCTATGGCGACCCCAAACAAGGCGACCAAATCCGCAAGGATATTCGTGAGTACGCCAAGTCTGTCGGTTGGTCAGACCAAGAGCTTGCAAATCTGTACGATTCTCGCGCTGTTTTGAATCTGTATCACGGCATGAAGTACGCCAAACTTCAGAGTAATAAGCCTTCAATCACTAAGAAAGTGGAAGCGGCTCCGAAGATGCTCAAAGCTGGTACTTCAAACCCCCGTAATGCAGAAGCAGAACAGAACAAAAAACTGCACTCGCAGTTGCGTAAAACTGGCAATGTCCGTGACGCAGCGCGAGTTTTTGAAAAATTCTTGTAATCGGAGTTAAAAAATGGCTACTTATCAAACCTACACCGCTATTGGTCAGCGTGAAGACCTGTCTGATGTTATCTATGACATTAGCCCCACCGACACCCCATTGTTGAACACTTTGGCTCGTGCTAAAGCTACTGCTGTTTACCACGAGTGGCAAACTGACAGCTTGGCTGCTGCTACAACTGCCAACGCTGCTGTTGAAGGCGCTGACGCTTCTGACGCAACTATGTCTCCCACTACTCGTTTGGGCAACTATACCCAAATCGTGCAGAAGACCATCAAAATCTCTGGCACTTTGGAGTCTGTGGACAAAGCTGGTCGTAAGAGCGAAAAGGCTTACCAATTGAGCAAGGCTTCTGCCGAACTCAAGCGCGACATTGAAACCATCTTGACTGCTAACCAAGGCCGCTCTGCTGGTGATGGTTCGACAGCTCGCACTATGGGTGCAATGTTGTCTTGGATTAAGACCAACACAAACAAGTCTTCTGGCACTACTGCTGGTGTTGACCCAACTACTATCGGCGTGTCTACCCGTACCGATGGCACACAACGCGCTTTCACAGAGACAATCTTGAAAGACGTTATCCAGAAGGTTTACAGCTCTGGTGGCAACCCCAAGATTTTGATGGTTGGCCCATTCCAGAAGCAAACCGTGTCTGGTTTTGCTGGTATCGCTGCACAGCGTTTCATGGCTCCTTCTGATGGCCCAACAACCATCATCGGCGCTGCTGACGTTTACATGAGCGACTTCGGCACTGTGAGCGTGGTTCCTAGCCGCTTCATGCGTACTCGTGACGCTCTGGTGCTCGACCCAGAATACGCAGCAGTTGCTTACCTGCGCCCATTCGCTACAAACGAATTGGCCAAGGCTGGCGACAGCGAGAAGACTCAGATTTTGGCTGAGTTGACACTCGAAATGCGTAACGAAGCAGCTCACGGCATCGCCGCTGACTTGTCTACTTCTTGATAACATTGGGGGGCTAATCACCCCCCTTTTCTTATGCGCCACATATCATCACAAGACGGTAAACAAACGAACTTTCACGACATTGATGGGAAATATCTCATCGAGACTAAGCAGGACATTTCTGGGATTATTGAGAGCAACAAGGCTCAATTTAATGCCATTGATGAGAAAGCTAAGTGGGGTGAATGGACAAAGATCGCTAGTATTCCTAACGTGGTTGTTGATGAACTCAACAAGCAAGGAATCATGCGAGGTTTTGCGGTAATGGATGAGAAAAGGTTTCGTGCCTTCTTGAACAACCCTGATAATCGTTTCTTTAGAACAAGACCAGGACAAGTATGAAGGTTGCTATTTGCGTTCCATGCCGTGACACAGTTATGACAGGGTTCGCTTTTGACTTAGCGAAACTATGTGCGTATGAGGGTGTTACTCGATGCGCTAAAGGCGGTTCGTTGATGATCTATCAAGTGCCTGGCACTTTGATCTTTAATCAGCGTGAACGACTTGCCGAGCAAGCGATCAAAGATGGCGCTGACGCTATTCTTTGGGTTGATTCTGATATGCGTTTCCCAAAGGATGCGCTTCAGATTCTCTTGTCTCGTAAGTTGCCGATTGTTGGCGTTAATGCGACCACTCGCAGATTTCCATGTTTGCCTACTGCTTTGGACATTGACAACGAGACTAATGATCTCGTGAAGGTGACAAGCAAGGACAAAACTGGTCTTGAGCAAGTTATGGGCGTTGGTTTTGGCATGGTACTTATTCGTAAGGAAGTGTTCCAGAAGACGCAAAAACCTTGGTTCTGGTTTGAACAGACCGACAAAGGTGGGACAATAGGCGAAGATATTTACTTCTGTGCAAAAGCGTTTGATGCTGGTTTCCAAACTGTTGTAGACCATGATCTCTCGAAGCACATTAGGCACATTGGAACCTATGAATATGGTTGGGATGATGTATGAGCATTGCTACTTATTCTGATTTGAAGACTACCGTAGCCAATTATTTGGCTCGTACAGACCTGACAGATCAAATCTCGGATTTCATCCGATTCGCTGAACTACGTCTGCGCCGTGAGTTGCGTATTCGTCAAATGCTTAAATCGGTGACTACTGCAACAGTGTCAGGAACGTCTACCGTGGCTTTGCCTTCAGACTTTCTTGAGATTCGTGATCTGATTGTTCTCACTAATCCTGTCCAGCCGTTAACTTACTCAAGCCCATCTATTTTCAGTCGTAACGCTCGCGTGACTGAAAGCGGCAAGCCTCTTGATTACACAATCTTGGCTTCTGAGTTTCAGTTTGCTCCTGTGCCAGACTCAGCCTATACAGTGAAAATGCTGTATTACTCTGCACCTGAGTTCTTGAGCGACACTAATTCAAGCAATGCGTTTATCGCAAATGCTCCTGATGCACTGCTCTACGCTTCTTTGATTGAAGCAGAGCCTTATCTGATGAACGATTCTCGAATCAATACATGGGGTTCTATGTATGACCGAGCAATCGCAACCCTTACTAAGTCTGACGAATCAGCTCAGTATTCGGGTGTTCCACTTTCAATGTCAACAGCAACGAGGTAAATCATGGCTGAAATGTCAAACTATCTTGAGAACGCTCTGATTAACGCCACGCTGCGTAATACGAGCTACACAACTCCAACCACAGTTTATTTGGCTCTCTACACAAGCGACCCAACAGACGCAGATTCAGGCACAGAGTGTTCTGGTACGTCTTACGCTCGTCAGTCAATTACTTTCGGCGCTCCTTCAAACGGTGTGACTACAAACAGCGCGGCTATTGAGTTTCCTCAAGCTGGTGGCTCATGGGGAACGATTACCCACGTTGGCATCCGTGATGCGTCTACTTCTGGCAATCTGTTGTTTCACACTGCCTTGGATGCCTCTAAAACAATCGCAACTGGTGACGTTTTCCGCATCGCCATTGGTTCATTGAGCGTAACACTGGCGTGATATGGCTGACCTGCTCCCACCGTGGACAATTGACAGCCTAGATAACCTAAAGGCTAGTCTTGATGACTTAACGCTATCGCTTGATAGTCCGTTATACGAGACTTCTGTCACTCTGTGGGATGCGTATGGGTCAGTATCTACTAGCGCATCGGTATCGTCAGATTCAAGCGTCACATTTGCTGGCGCTGCTTCTGTCTCATCATCGGCAACGGTTTCATGTGATGCCGTTCGCGTAGCACTTGGGACTGCCTCGATAGACGCCTCTGCAAGCGTTTCGTGTGACGCTATTAGGGTTGCTATTGGTACGGCTTCGATAGACGCTTCTGCGGCTGTTACGGCGGCTGGTCAGCGTATTGCAGTGGCTTCTGCTGACATATCTGCCGAGGCGAATGTTTCTGCATTGGGTGGAATCCTTGCAAATGCTGTTGCTGACATTTCTAGTGCCGCAACTGTATCTGCTGACTCAATCCGAGTAAGGCTGGCTGATGCTTCTATCTCTGCGACAGCAACGGTTTCTGCCCTTGGTGGCATTACTGCTGACGGAGTGGCAAGCATTGAATGTGAGGCTGTATTTGATGCCAATGCTTATGCAATATTCGATTTCTCTGCGGCTGTCTCTTGCGACAGTGTTGTTGCTTGTAGCGGGAATCGTCTGGGCGATAATTGGTCTGACATTGGCGCTAGTTCAAATTCTTGGGATGATATTTCACCGAATGACAGCACTTGGACACAAGTAAGCGCAAATTCAAACGATTGGACTGATTCTGATGTGTCTACAAACACATGGACAACACAATCAGCCGCTTCAAATACATGGTTAAGACAGGGTTAATATGCCAACTCAAAGAATTGTTTTCGGTGAATGGATGCCAGATCAGCCTGGCATTTCAGGCGCTTTGAGTGACGCTAAGAATTGCGTTTCTCAAGCTGTTGGTTACGGCCCATTTCCTAACGCTGTGGAGTTTTCTGCGGCTACTGCTGAAAACCTGACAAGCCTATTTGCAGGCAAGCAACCAGACGGTGTTACTAAGTTGTTTGCGGCAGGTCGCACAAAGATTTACACAGTCTCAGGCGTTGGAGCCGTAACAGAAGAAAACTCTGGCTATACGACTTCTGCCAACGAGCGTTTTCGCTTTACTCAGTTTGGCGATAACGTAATCTGTACGAACAATTCTGAAAAACTGCAATCTTGGGTGCTTGGTTCGTCAAGTGCATTTGCTGACTTGAGCGCATCTGCTCCTGTTGCTAAGTACATCACGGTAGTTCGTGACTTTGTGGTTGTGGCTAACACCTACGAATCATCAAAGCAAGAGCAGTATCGAGTTCGTTGGTCTGGTATCAATGACGAGACAGTTTGGACACCTTCATCGACAAACCAAGCGGATTACCAAGACATTGCCGATGGCGGTCAAATCATGGGCATCCGTGGCGGTGAGTTTGGACTTGTGCTTTTGGAGCGCAGTATTCATCGGATGAGCTACATCGGTAGTCCGCTGATTTTCCAGTTTGACAACATTAGCCGTAACAAAGGTTGCATGGTTTCTGGGTCTATCGCTCAATATCAAGGCATCACTTTCTTCTTGTCTGATGACGGTTTCTATATGTGTGATGGTCAACAAGTCTTGCCTATTGGCAACGAAAAGGTTGATCGTTGGTTCTTGGATGACGTAAGCGAGGCTGACTATCTAACCATGTCGGCGGCTGTTGACCCTGTTCGCAAGCTGATTCTGTGGAACTACAAGAGCAAAGATGGAAGCCGCAAACTGATTGCCTATAACTTCAGCACAAAGAAGTGGACTTACACAGACGCAGGCACAGATTACATTTCTGACGCTTCTAGCGCATCGTCTACCCTTGAGGAATTGGACAGTCTCAGCTCGTCTATTGACGCTTTGGACACACCACTAGACTCTATCTTGTTTGCTGGTGGCAAATACTTCTTGGGCGGGACTTTCGGCACAAAAGTTATGACCTATACAGGTCTGCCAATGACTGCACGAATCCAGACAGGCGACATTGAAACAGGTGGAAGTTCTATCGTTACTTTGGCTCGACCACAGGTAGACCAAGGTTCTGCGACAGTTGGCATTGCTTCTCGTACTTTGCTCAACCAAGACATTACTTTCTCAACTCCTGTTGCGGCTGACTCTGATAACCGAGTTTCATTGAGAAGCTCTGGCAAGTATCACAGGATGCAAGTCAACCCAACTGGCGACCGTTGGAAGTCAGCCGTGGCTGTGGATATTGACATCGTTGCTCAAGGGGTGCGCTAATGTTTAGAGTTTTACCGCCTTTTGGTGGCGATCAACGCGCTATTGCTGAGATCGTCAACGGAATAATGAACGGAAAGACAAATAACACTGGCACGATCTCGCTTGCTACTGGCAACGCTACGACCACAACGATCACAGACGAGCGAATCGGCTATGACAGCAAGATAGTGGTTATCCCTTACTCTGCCGCTGCTTACACAGATTCAACGCCTTACGGCGCGTTTCAAGACTCCACAGATCAAACTGCGGCATCTACGACTGCGGCGTATGCTGTGACGCTAAACACAACAGACTTTTCAAACGGAATTTCTGTTGCAAGCAACTCTCGTATTACTGTCAAAAGTTACGGTATTTACAACTTTCAATTTAGTTTTCAGTTTGTCAATACAGACACGCAGATTCAAGATGTGGATGTTTGGTTTGCCAAGAATGGCACAAACATTGCCAACTCAAACAGCCGTTTTTCTATCCCAAACTCGCATGGTGGCGTAGACGGACATTTGATTGCCGCAATGAATTTCTGGGTTGAGATGCAAGCCAATGACTACGTTGAGATCATGTGGCGTACAACAAGCACAGCAGTATCAATCCAGCAAATTCCAGCTCAGACAAGCCCAACACGGCCTGCAACGCCTTCAGCCATTGTGACGGTCAACTTTGCCTCATCAAACGGTACAAATGCGGCTGGTGATTATGGCGTTTACGTCAGCGAGTTAGGCAAGGGGACTGCGACTTTGACGCATTTCGCAAACGCAACATCAAACAAAACTTACGCTTACATAATCGTAGGTTAGTGTCTATAATGGGCTCCGTGGATGACCCGCTACGGAGTCCTTTGAACAGAAAGGTGCTTTTATGGCAGTCGAAACAACCACATCCACACAAACAACCAGCATTGACCCAGCATTACAGCCATATATCTCTTATGGTTTGTCTGAGGCTCAACGTCTTTACGGTTTAAACGCACAACCATCGGCTGACATTCAATCGGCTCTGTCTGGTATCAAGCAACGTGCAATGCAAGGCAGTCCATTGTTGGGACAAGCACAAGCAAACTTGGCTTCAACGATGGGCGGCTCTTATCTGAGTGGCAATCCATTCTTTCAAGGCGCTTTCCAACCTGCTGCTCAAGCCGCTACTGATGCGTTTAACGCCGCAATCGGCAACGTAACTTCTGCCGCTTCTAAGGCTGGTCGTTATGGCTCTGGTGCTATGCAAAACTTGCAAAGTGCCGCTGCTGGTCAACTGGCTCAAAAACTCACGGGTACGGCTGGACAACTTGCGTATGAGAATTATGCAAACGAACGCGCTCGTCAACAACAAGCAAACTTGGCTGCTCCGTCATTTGCAGAATCCGATTATGGTGATTTGCAAAAGCTGTTGACTGTTGGACAGTTACAGCAAGCATACCCACAAGAGGCTTTGACTAACTTCTTGTCGGCTGCTTACGGTTCGCCTCGTGGTGGTGTTCAAACATCTCAAACGCCTTATTTCACTAACCCAACTGCTACGGCATTGGGTACAGGTTTGTTGGGCGTTCAATTGGCATCTGGCCTAAACAAACTGACTGATGGCGGTGTTACTTCTGGCCTTAAATCAGGTTGGAATTGGCTGACAAACAGTTGGAGCAATCCCGCAAATACTGGCGGCTATGAGAATCTTGAGTTCTGATCGGATAAAAACATGGCACTTTTAGACTTTTACGGCGAAACGCCTTCTTATCTTGGTGGCTTACTTGGTTCTGATGAGCTGAAGCGTCTGCAAGAGCAAGCGCAGGGTCAGTCTAATTTAGGCATGGCGACTGCTTTGCTTCAGGCTGGCGCTCCAAGCCGTACACCTGGCGGTGGCGCTTTGGCTGTTGCTCAAGGCTTACAGGCTGGTCAGCAACTTTACAAGCAGGCATTGAATCAAGGTCTTCAAGAAAAGATGGCTGCAATGCAAGTTGGCGAGATGATTCGTAAGAATCAAGAAGCCGAAGCGGTGCGTCAGTTCTTGCCTCGACTTATCCAGCCTGGTGCTGTTGAGCAAAACTGGTCAGGTGCTCCAGAGCAGATTGGTCAGTATTTCCAAACTGGCGCTATTCCTACACAGCAAGGCCCTAGCACGATCAATCGTGATGCTTTGCAACGCTTGGCTTTGTTGTCTCCTGAGACTTATGCCAAGTACAAACCTGAATACAAAGAAGTTGACGGCAAGTTGGTTGAGATTTCTCCATTGACAGGCATTAGCACCGTTGCAGGTACAGGCAAATTGACATACCAAGACCTTGGTAATGTCGTTTTGGCATTGGATTCAAGCGGTAAAGAAGTTGGTCGTTTTGCTAAAGGCGCTGCGCCACAAGGCCCAACATCGTTGCAGGCGCTTGAGACTGAAAACGGTTTCGTCACTTTTAATCCAAAGACAGGCACAGTAACGCCACTTACAGCTGGTGGACAGCCTATTTCTGGAAAAGGTGGATTGACAGAGGCGCAAGGCAATGCTGTTACTTACGGTATGCGTATGCAACAAGCCGATTCAATTCTCAAGCCATTGGAAAACGCTGGTTTGAAAGATACTGGCAAGATTCGCGCTGGCATTAGTGGCACTCTTGGCGCTACGCCTTTGATCGGTGAGGCTCTTGCTCGTGGCTCTGATAATGTTTTCAACACATTACCAACAGTCCTTGGCGGTCTTAATGAAGATCAACAAAAGACAGTTCAAGCCCGTGTGAACTTCATTACCGCTGTGTTGCGTAAGGAATCTGGCGCGTCTATCTCTCCAACTGAATTTGCAACTGCTGAGAAAAACTATTTCCCTGCGCCTGGTGATTCTGAAACAATCGTCAAACAGAAACAGGCTGCTCGTGAATTGGCAATCAAAGGCATGAAGATTCAGGCTGGCAAAGGTGCAAAATTCATTGACCAAAATCAAGGTGGATGGGAAGTGGTGCGCTAATGGAAACACAAATCTACAAAGTTCGTGACCCAAGCGGTGCGCTGCGAGAGATTCGCGGCCCTGTTGGTGCAGACGATGAAACAATCATCGCAAAGGCAAAAGAGCTTTTCGCTGATGTAAAGCCTGTTGACATGGCGAGCAGGATTCCTGGTCAAGTATCAACATCTCAAGCACAGCCTGAAATGTCGATGGCTGACGTAATCCGTGGCATTGTTGAGACTCCTGCTGCTGTTGCGGCAAACCTTGTTTCTGGCCCTGTGACGTATCTTTCTGGTGCTGGTGGCCCTGAGTTTCAGCAAATGGTTGCTCGCAATATCCAGTATCAGCCTCGCACTCAAATGGCGCAGGATGTATTGGGCGCTATTGGTCAAGGATTTGAATCTGCCAAGATTCCACCTTTCATGCCTCAGTTTGCAGGCGTTCGACCAAGTGGCGTTGCAACTCAGGCTCAAGAAGCTGTGACTGCACAAGCCGCAAGAGCGCCTGTTGCTTTGGCTGATGTAATTGGTGCTATTCGCGGTCAAGAGCCTGCAACTGTCATGCAAGGCATGGGCGCTGCTGAGACTGCAAAGGCTTTAGAGCGTCAAACACGCGCTCAAGGTTTGCGTGTGCCAGTGGAGTTGACAAAAGGCGAAGCAACACGATTGCCAGGAGTTCAAGGCTTTGAGTCTGAGACACGTAAGGTTTATCCTGAAAGCGTTGGCAAGCCACTCATTCAGCGTCAGATTGACACAAACCAAAAGATTCTCAGCAACTTTGATGCGTACACAACTGCAACTGGTGCTGAAATGTCAGGAAACTTGCGACCTGTTGGCAAGATTGTTGATGCTGCTTTGGTTAAAGAAGCAAATCGAGCAATGAAAGAAGTCAATTTGGCTTATGACGCTGCTCGTAAGTCTGGTGAGACAAAGGCGCTAGTCCCGTATGAAGGATTGCTGACATACATTAACGAGCAAGGCCCAACTGTCAAAGAGAAGTTGGCTCCTATTCTTGGCGCTGTTGAAGATCAGTTGTTTAAGAACGACCCACAAAAAACTGGTGCTGTCACTATTGATGCGCTTGAGGATGTTTACCAGTTCATTAACAAAAACTCGCAAGAAGGCACTCCAAACGCTGTTCAAGCTCGTGAGTTAAAGAATCTGATTAACCAAGCCACAGAAGGCGCTGGCGGCGATCTGTATAAAGAAGCTCGTCAAAAGCGTGTGCAATACGCAAAGCAGTTTGAAAACGCTGCGTTTGTTGATAAGTTGCTCCGTAACAAGCCTGGCACTACTGATCGAGCCGTTGCTTTTGAGGATGTGTTTGAACACTCAATCCTAAATGGCAGTTTTGACGATACTCGCAATATTGCTTTGTTGCTCAAAAAAGGTGGCGAGGAAGGTCAGCAAGCATGGAAAGAACTGCAAGGTCAGACTATCCAATACATTCGTGACCAAGCCACTAAAAACATTCAGCGCGATGCGAATGGCAATCCAGTTCCATCTGCCGCCGCAATGAATAAGGCAATCAGAGATTTGGATTCTGACGGCAAGTTAGACTACATCTTTGGCAAAAAAGGCGCAGAGGAAATCCGAGAGTTGCGTGATGTAATGGTTGACGTTTACAGCCCTGTGCCTGGTACTGTGAACACATCAAACACCGCAAGTGCTTTGTTAAGAGGTTTGGAGCGTATCAACGCATCACCATTGTCAAAGATTCCTGTTGTTGGTTCAGCGACTAAGTACGCAGAAGAATCATTACAACAAAAAGCTCTGAAAAAGATGGTTGAAGAATCTCTGAAATATCAGCCTTAAACATTTAAACAAGGAAAGCTATGTCAAAAGACAAAATCAGCGATTACAGCGCAACGGCAAACTCCAACACGGATATTGCTGGAATCAACATTGACGAGGGTTGCGCACCAAGCGGTATCAATAATGCGATTCGCACATTGATGAAGCAGTTAAAAGACTTTCAGCAAGGCACTAACTCTGATTCGTTTAATGGCCCTACCAATGGCGCTCATAACGGCTCTGTTGGAGCTACAACTCCTGCTGCTGGAACTTTTACAACATTGTCCGCAACAGGTAACGTAACTCTTGGTGACGCTTCTGCTGATACTGTGACAGTAAATGGCACGACTAACTTTGTCGCTGCTCCTACCATTGGAGGTGTTGGTCTTGGCATGGGCTTCAAGAACCGCATCATCAATGGTGCGATGATGATTGACCAGCGTAATGCGGGAGCTAGTGTTGGCACGTCTAGTGGCTCAAGTGTTTACACCTTGGATAGATGGATTGCAAACTACACTCAGACATCTAAATTTACAATCCAACAAAACGCTGGCTCAGTAACACCGCCAGTAGGATTTACCAACTATTTGGGCGTAACATCGTCTTCTGCTTATAGCGTTGGATCTAGTGATTTTTTCTATATTGGTCAAAAAATCGAAGGATTTAATACTGCTGATTTAGCATGGGGAACCGCTAACGCTAAGACAGTGACTTTGTCGTTTCAAGTCTATTCTTCCTTAACTGGAACATTTGGCGGTGTTTTATGGAATAGCGCTTTAAACAGAAACTATCCCTTCAGCTACACGGTTTCTTCTGCAAATACTTGGACATCTATCAGCGTAACGATTACTGGAGACACAACTGGAACTTGGCTGACAACCAACAGCACAGGCGTACAAGTAAACTTTTCTTTAGGTGCTGGTTCTACTTATAGCGGAACTGCTGGCGCATGGTCAGGAACAACTTATGTAGCGCCAACTGGTTCTGTGTCTGTAGTCGGTACATCTGGAGCCACCTTCTACATCACAGGCGTTCAACTAGAAAAAGGCAGCACAGCCACATCGTTTGACTACCGCCCGTATGGTACTGAGTTGGCTTTGTGTCAGCGGTACTATGAAAAGTCGTATGACATTGGCACAACGCCTGGGACAGCCACAACAAATAACGGGGCAGGAGTTCTTGCAAACTATAACGGTTCATCAACCAATGTAAGCATCAACACAATATTTAAAGTAACAAAACGCTCCGCTGCAACTGTTACATCGTATAGCCCTGCAACTGGCGCTTCAGGCAAATGGCAAGCTGGCGGCTCAGATGCAACACCAACCGTTACAAACGCTGGTACAAACTCAGCTTGGGTGTATGGCACAGGTAATAATAACTACATGCATTTCACCGCTGAATCGGAGCTTTGATTATGTTTAAACAATACAAAGACATGAATGGTCAACTTGTGGAAAACGCAATTATCCGCACAAGCGACAACGCTTGCATCCCATTCGACCCTGCCAACACAGATGCACAGCAATTTGCTAAGTGGCTTCAGGAAGGAAACCTTCCAGAACCAGCAGAAGAAGGCGGCACAGTAACTCAAGAATGGGCTACTGAAACAATCGCAAAGCTGTTACCAAATGGTTAAAAGTCAACATCATTACAGCCGTTACAAGCGGTTCATGGATGCCTTAAAAGGGCAATCTGTGGATGGCTATTGCGAAGTGCATCACATCGTGCCACGCAGTCTTGGCGGCTCTAATGATAAGGACAATTTAATCAAGTTGACACCACGACAGCACTACATTGCACATTGGATGCTTTGGAAGGCTTGTGGTGGTGTTGCAGGTCGCTCTTTCTTTATGATGAGCAACTTGGGTAAATATGGCAAGGTCAACTCAACAACGTATGCACAGGCAAGAGAAAACTATTCTGAACAGGTTAAGAAGCAAATGGCTGAACGACCAAACAGACCCGCTTTTACGCCAGAGCATCGTGAGAAACTGAGACAAGCAAAACTTGGAACTAAACTTTCAGCCGAGACAAAGTGCAAGGTTGGAAACGCGCAAAGGGGGCGTAAATTGTCAGATGAAACTAAGCGCAGAATCTCTGCAACAAAAAAGCGTTCTTTGTCAGAAGGCAACACGCCTGAACCTGTGGATAAATGATGGACAACCAACAGCTATTTAACTTAGTGGTCAGCGTTGCTGGCTTCTTGGCTATCTACGTCATTAACAATTTGACTAGACAGATTCAGCGCATGGAAGACGAGTTAAAGACTTTGCCACATGACTATGTGCAAAAAGACGATTACCGTTCAGATATGCGTGAGATTAAAGATATGCTGAAACAAATCTTTGACAAGCTAGATGGTAAAGCCGACAAGTGAGGTGAGCCATTGACCCGATTTCCCTTCTCATGGCGGCTCAAGCGGCTGTCGCGGCAGTCCGTAAGGGCTGTGAGATGCTGTCTGAAGGTAAAGCTGAGATTAGCAAACTCAAATCAACCGTAGAAAAAGGGATTGGGGATGCCAAAGCAATCTACAAGGAAGTTACGGGCTTATGGTCGTGGCTTCTCGGTCTGTTTGGCAAACAGCCAGCAAAAAGAACGGTTGCTGTTGCTGAACCCATTAAGACTGAGGCGATTGTTCCAGCAGTCAAGAAAACAAAGCATAAAGAGCCAGAGCTTAGTTATGAGGAATATCAAACACAAGCCATTCATCAAGTTTGTGAGCAACTGAAGACGTTTTTTGAGATTCGCAGAAATCTAAAAGCACACTGTCTTGAATTGGAAGAAATCTCCAAGACGACTACGACAATTGAAGACAGTGCGATTGACAGGGTGGAGATTGAACTTCAACTTGAAAACATGACTGTGCAGATTAGGGAAGCGATGGTCTATGCGCCTAAAGAATTAAGGGCGATTTACAGCCGTTTTCTTGAGATGTATGACCTGATTCTTGAGGAACAAGAGTTTGCTAGGCAACTCAAACGCAAAAACGAAAGAGATGCAAAGTGGCAACGAGAACTCCTACGCAATCACAGGGTAGATCGGGCGGTGGTAACGGTAACGGTCTTTCTAGTGGTTCTATGGATGTGGGCGTTCATGCTGTCGCTCGGATGGCTCGTGAGGATACAAGGTGGTTCATAGTTGGCGTTGTAATCCTATCAATAGTGTTGTTTTTGGCATTGCCTGTATCAATGTTGGTTGTTGTTGACTACATGAAGTTGCGATCGGAAATCCAATATGAGATCAGGCAAGTCAAAAAGTTGAAAGATGAATTAAGAAAGGAAAAATCAAATGTTGCCAATAGTAGCGGGAATCGTAGCGAACCTGATTAACAACGGGATGCACAAAGTTGCTGACGAAGTGATTGAAAAAGGCGTTGATGCCGTTCAGTCTAAGTTGGGCATGGAACTCAAGCCAGAAGGCGAGGCGACCCCAGAATACAACGCTAAGTTGCAGGAAGAAGCTAACCGTCATTCTGAATTCATGGCTGCACTCGATGAGAAGTCCACCCAACGCGCTACGGATATGTATATGAATGACGAATCAACCCGCAAGTTCTCTCAAAACTACGCTTGGTTCATTACGATTGCTTCGTTTATCTACTTTGCGGCTGTGTCTTTCATGCCGATCGACAACCACAACCGCGACTTCATCAACATCATTCTTGGCTTTCTTATTGGTACTGCCGTTAACAGTTTGATTCGTTTCTTCTTTGGTTCGTCTAACAAGGCGCAAGAAGATGTGGACAAGAAGATGAAGGAAGACAAATGACACCCACAGGATTTAACTTAGCTGCGGCTGGTGTTAAAGACCCTGCCAAGTGGATTGAAGCAATTGTTGCCGTTTGCCAAGAATTTGAAATCAACACGCCTCAAAGGATTGCGGCGTTTATCGCTCAGACTTCGCACGAATCTGGCGGCTATACGATGCTTTTCGAGAATCTTAATTACCGCGCTGCGACTTTGGCTGCTTGTTGGCCTAACCGTTTTGCTGTTCTTGGCGCGGATAAGAAGCCCGTTAAAGAGAACGGAAAGCTAGTTCCTACTGCGGTGGCTAACTCAATCGCTGGCAAGCCTGAACTTATCGCTAACCTTGTCTATTCGTCACGCATGGGCAACGGCCCTGCTGAATCTGGCGAGGGTTGGAAATACCGTGGTCGTGGGCTTAAACAACTCACAGGAAAGGACAACTATGCGCGTTGCGGAACTTCTTTGGGTGTTGATCTTGTCGGCAATCCTGATTTGCTTCTTGAACCTATGTATGCCGCAAGGTCAGCAGGATGGTTCTGGAAAACGAATTCCCTTTCCACATTCGCAGACAAAGGCGACATTGCGGGGATGACCAAGAAGATTAACGGCGGTCTTATTGGCTTGGCAGAACGTCAAGCTAAATACGACAAGTGCCTAGCTTCAATTGTCTAAAGCCACCATCAACGACAGCACAAGGCCAAAAATCCCACAAAATAGGATTGCGCCTGTCAGAAGCAAAATTAAGATGATTGAAATGTTATCCATGTGTATGTCCCTTTGCTTTTTTTAAAGAATCAAAGTATTCGTCACAAACCTTGCAATGCCACACCGCCAAAGCTCTCACTCTGGCGGTGTTTTCGTCTCTATCTTGCCAGATCGTTGCTCGGCGTAGGTCGCTTTGGTAAGCCATCACTAGCTCTAGATTCGATGCGTTTGAATTCTTCATCTTCTTCTACTGTCCACTTAATATGGTCGTAGTTATTTGACCATTTCTTGTGATCTGTTGGGCGTTGTGTATCGCCTTTGCCACCGTCACTCATTCTTGCCTCGCTTTCAGCATTGCATCTGCATCTTTATACGCCTGACTAGAAAGTTCATCAAGTGTCCAATCATTGTATTTTTCAAGACGGGCTTGAAACGCTTTGGCAGCAAAGTAATCGCGCAATGTCATTCCTGCATAAACATCGCAAACATCACCTTGGCCGTCATAATCTTTCCAAGGAAAAGCTGATTCACTCATTTAACCCCCTTTGGCATCCCTGCCCTTGAATAAACCAAAAAATCTGTTGGCGCAAGTGAAACACGCTTAGTCTTGGGAAACGCACTAATTGTGTTGACACTAGAGTTCACGCTTTCCCTTGTAGCGCGAGACTTTGCACCAAACTTCTCACCGTTTTCTTTAGCCGCTGATTCTTTGCGAATCGTTGTTAAAAATTCTGGCATATACGTTGGTACATACTTAGGATGGAAACAATTGATAATTTCTACTTGCATTTTCTTTTCTTCTTTGATGTGCTTCTGATATTTTTCTTTTTGTCTCATCACTTCTTTTTTTACCTATTTTTGCTAATGACAATTTTTTCTTATGTTCTTCAGAAAGTTTTTTACCTTTCCAAATAGAAGCAATTATTGCTTTATGTTTTTCTGAATTTTTATGACCAAGTCTATATTTATTTCCTAAGTTAGCAATTGATATTTTTGCTTTTGCTTCTTCTGAAAAAACAAAATTTTTCATTCTTTCTGACAATTTTTTACGTTGTTCTTGTGAAGGCACATAACCTGTAACGCCATCTCCACCATCTGTTTGATTGCAAAGTTTTATGCCCATGCTTCTAAAGCAAAAGATTAAAAATTTTTCATGTTCTAGTGCTTGCTGATGCGTTTCCCAAAATGCAACTTTTTCTGTGATGATTCCATGTTTTGCAACTATGCTTTTCCAATGTTTGCTCCTATGAAAATCTGAATTAACACGATTTCCAGAACCTTTCCCAACATAGAAAATGCGTGAAATATCATCTTTGCATCTATGAATGTATGTGTAATGTTTAAACATCATCAAGCATCCAATCAATCAAAAGTCAAATTATTACTAACTCAATCACAGCAATTCCTGCTGTATTGGTTTAAAACGCCATTCACGTTCTGCCCTGCCGCTTTTAGATTGCACCTGATTGCCTGTAAGCTCGATCAAATCTAGTTTCTGAAGTTCGTTCATCCGTCTGGCTACCTGATTGCTCTCAAGTCCTGTGCGCTGTGCAATCCCATCTTTACCCAATGGGCCAAACCGTTGCAAACACGCCACAATGACTTCTTGGTGCATCTTGGCTACGTCTTTGATGGAATCAGCCGCTTTGAAGCTGGTGATTGCGTCTGTTGCTCTTGCTCGTATAAATTCAAACATATTGGTTCCTATGCAAATGGGTGGGGCTACTGACTGCGTTTGTTAGGGCTGCACCGCATGAACTAAATCACTTGGTTGAGCGTTATCTAACAACATCCGTTTTCACCCCGTTAATCAAAACTCTACATCGTCAAATGACTTGGCTGGCGCTTTGTCTTCTTTTGGTGTGAACAAATACGCCCAACCTTCCCAACCGCCTTCGACTAGCGGCACTTGGTCAAGTTTCAGCATCGGGCCTTTCTTTGTTTCGATGACTGAGCCGATACGCTGATAACGCACTTTCTCTTGACCGTCTTTTTGGTATGTGCCTGCGCGGACAGTTACTTCATAAATTGTTGCCATATTCTTCTTTCAGTTCGTTTAGTTTCTTAATTTTGCCATCCAGTTCAGCAAGGAACTTTTTGACTTCTTCTTCAAGCATTTGAATGTATGCGTTGTCACGATAGACACGCCTTACAAACAATTGAAGTTCTTTTGGCAACCGTGGGTCGAAAGACACAAAGTCACACCATTGGCGACCTGTGCAAGCCATTTGCCATTGCATTTGGGTGTTGTACTTACCTGGCACAGTCTCGGTCAGCAATGTGTCAATGTGCGTTGCCGTGTTGGGACACTTAATCTCAAGTTGACCAACAATGTCCACAAGCCCGTCAGGAGAAGCGCCAGCCTGCTCAATCGTTGGATGTGGAATCATGGCCACCTCATCCACTAAAACGTCTGCATAAGCCTCATACGCTGCCCTAGCAAGTGGTTCTGTTTCTGTGCCGTGTTGCATAGCTGCATTGGAATACGATTCCGCTACAACGCCTGTCATGCGTTCACATACTAACTGAGCCATGTAGTTGTCACGACTTGTGGAATAGCCTGTCTTGGTCTTGGCGATAACGTCAGCAACACGGCTAGCGGTAACTTTGCCCAATCGTTGAGCAAACCATTCTGGTGAACCTTGTTCAATCATTTCAATTCACCCTGTTCCATCATTGCGTCAGCTATTAAAAATGCTTCTTGCGCTATAGATTCTAAAATTTCTTGATGTTCTAAAACATCCCAATTGTTATCAATCCATCTTTGATAAATAACTTGCATGGCTAAACCAGCAAAAAAATATCTTGTTGATTGGTTCATTTCAAACTCGCTTTCTTTTCATCTTTGACCGCAATGATTTTCTTTTGCCAGTTAGCGTCTGTGCCGCAGGCTTTGTAAGCAGCTTGGTAAGCCGCTTTAAGTGATGTTTCGTCAGTTGCATCTTGGATTGCTGTGATGTGGTCAGTCATATCCACAACAGTTTTTCCAGGGCGTGAGGCTTTATTGCCATCGTCATCTTCTGGTGCGATACCGCAAGCCGCCATCAAGCTGTAACGGCGACCGTATGTCAACGCAGAAGCGTAACCTTGTGGGTCTTTCTTGGTGGCAGGAAAGTGAACGATTCCACATTCAAGCATTTCGCCTGATTCGTGGACAAACACAGTCTCAACCATGATTCCATCGGCGCAGTCATAGTTCTTTTGCAAGAGGAAAATGCCGTTGTTGTTAAGCGCGTCAATCACAGCCTCAATACAAGCTGACAAATCAGCGTAGCGAGAACGAAAGTGTGGGTTGGTGGAAGTTTTGAGTGCAGGGCCAAACTCACGTTGAGCTTTGACCAAAGCTGATGCGATGTTTTTCATGTTTACGCTCCAAATGCCAACATTGCTACGATAAAACCTGCGGCAAAGGCATAAACAATGTTTAGCCACTTTTCGTAATCAGGTGTGTGTGTTTCCATCCATTCGCCTTGTTGCAGGCGTTGCTGGTCTTGCACGTTGTCTGGGAACGCTTCCTCAAGTGTGCGAGGGAATGTGCGGGTTGTGTCGTTGATCTTCATAATGTTTCCTAAGTTACCGCTTGCGTTGCGCTACGGGATGACTGAACTATAACGCAGATTATCAAGGTTTACAACTTTCAAGAAAAATATTTTGTAAATGTTGCTTGACAACAACAATCTAGCTTATGCCATAATCTAAGCTATGGACAAACACAAATTTATCAAACTCGCAGGCTCACAGCATGAACTTGCCAAGTTGCTAGGAATCAGCCAGCCAGCCGTTTCTGCTTGGAAGACTGTTCCACAAGCACGAATCTGGCAACTCAAGCTACTGCGCCCTGAATGGTTTTTAACAAAGGAGTAAACATGAAAAAAGCAATCGCAATCATCCTGGCAACGCTTGCAATTAGCGCCAATGCCCAGTTTTATACAAACACATACATGATGAACGGCAAGATGGTAACTTGCACGACCACTTGTTCAGGCCCAAATATGTGTACTACGAGCTGCTTCTAATGAGTTACGCTGAAACAGAACTGAAAGTTATTCGTTGGTCTGAGGCTCGAAAGATCATCCCAAACAGCACACCGTTTGCCCAAGCAATCAAAGCTGTTGAGGAAATCAACGAATTGGTCGATGCGTTGCGTGATGACAACAAAGCAGAAGCAATCGATGCCGTTGGCGATACTGTTGTTTGCCTGATTAACGTCTGTGCTTTGCTAGATGTGAACCTGACAGACTGCTTAGAAACGGCCTACGAGCAAATAAAAGATCGCAAAGGTTTTATGAATGAGCAAGGCATATTTGTGAAACAAGTGTGATATGATTTCAGAAAGACGCTTGGCGGCGTTTCGTAGTGGGGTTACACATGGAATCTGCTGGTACTACGCCAGTCCGCCAACATCCGCAAGGGTGAGATTCCAGGTGTAGCCCCTTTTTTTTGGGTAAAAAATGGAAAAATATGGTTTTGTATATTGTTTGATGAATGAAAGTATGCCTGGTCTTTACAAGATTGGTAGCACATCCAAAGCCCCACAAAACAGGGCTGATGAGCTATCAATGGCAACAGGTGTGCCTAATGAATTCTGTGTTGTTTGTTACATAGAGTGTGCAAACTTTAGAAAAATAGAAAAAATATTTCACGAAATGCTTGATGAGCATAGGGAAAACAACAAAAGGGAATTTTTTAAAGTTGATTTGGAAAAAATTGTTGCTTTGTTTTTCTATTGTTACGATGGAATTTCTTGGGTTGATAGGATTGCTAGCGAAAACATTAGCCTTAAACCTTGGCAACTAGAAAATCCTTTTGGGGCTAAGTGATGCACTATTACAAACGTAATCTTGGAGACTATGCCAAGAAAGCAGGTCGTTTGACAATGCTTCAACACGGAGCGTACACGCTTCTTATTGATTCGTGTTATGACCGTGAGGTTTTCCCAACGCTTGAGCAAGCACTTGAATGGACATGGGCTTCAACAGAGGCCGAAATTGAGGCTGTCAAATTTGTACTTAATCGGTTTTTTACACTTGATAAAGACGGGTGTTATGTGCAAGACCGCATCCTTCAAGAATTGCTTGAATACCATGCAAAATCAGACACAAACAAACGAATTGCTATTGAACGAGAAACGAAGCGTAAAGAAAAAAACACGAATCGTGAACAAGTCGTAGACGAACCTACACCTAACCATAAACCAAGAACCACTAACCAAGAACCAAAGAAGAAAGCAACTAGCGTTGCTTGTCCTGATTCTGTTAATCAGCAAGTTTGGAATGATTGGCTGATAGTTCGCAAAGGAAAAGGCGCTAAGTCTTTGACAGAAACAGCTTGGACTAGATTTATTAACCAAGTTGAAAAAGCTGGTTGGGGACTTGAACAGGCAATCAGCCATTGTTGTTTGAAGAATTGGGTAAGTTTTGAAGCTGATTGGGTTGCGCCAAAACAACAGTTTGCCAACAAATACGATGTGGCTCACGTTACAACGCCACCACCGCCAAATCAAGACGCTGCGCTACGCAAGATTGAGGAAGACAGCAAGAAAGCCGCCCCAATTCCTGAAAACATCCGAGCAAAGATGGCTGAACTTTTGAAAGGAAAGGTGGCATGAATGACATGGTTGATAAGCAATGCCTTAATGAACTCGCTTTGTTCGCAGGAGCAGGGGGCGGCATCCTTGGCGGAAAACTTCTCGGATGGCGAACAGTCTGCGCCGTTGAATGGGAACCCTATCCAGCAAGCGTATTGTGCGCCCGACAAAATGACGGACTTCTCCCGCCTTTCCCGATTTGGGATGACGTTCAAACCTTTGACGGAAAACCGTGGGCAGGAATTGCTGACGTTGTTTCTGGCGGGTTTCCATGCCAAGACATCAGCGCCGCAGGAAAAGGTGACGGACTTGACGGAGAGCGGAGCGGAATGTGGAAACACATGGCACGCGTGGTTGGCGAAGTACGACCCAGATACGTGTTCGTGGAAAACTCCCCAATGCTCACTACTAGAGGCGGAACCAGAGTTGTTGGAGACCTTACCAAAATGGGGTATGACTGTAAATGGACTGTTATGGGAGCTGCCGACATTGGAGCCAATCACAAGCGAGACAGAATGTGGATTGTGGGCAAGTCCAAATGCGCGGGATTGGAAAGACAGCGGGGCAACACAGGGAAACAGGAAATCGCCAAATTTGGGGACACAAGTTCATTGGCCTACACCAAGAACCAAGGGGATGTGTGGGGGCAGTGGTGCATGGGATTTGCTGAACAAGAACACAACAGTGGAAGAAGCCAGACAAATGGGCGCAGGCAATCATGGCAAGCTGAACCCAACGTGGGTCGAGTGGCTGATGGGGTGGCCGCTAGGGTGGACAGACTTAAAGCCATTGGAAACGGACAAGTTCCACTCTGTGCCGCAACAGCCTGGCAACTGTTAACACGATGAATTATTTTCAAGCAAACAAAATTCTTGACGGAATCAAGGATAATCTGTCTTATAATCTAGACACAATCAACAAAGCACTTGAGTTAACAGGCGACCTAGATGGATTTCAACCAAGTATTCGAGCAACAAGTAGAGCATTTGACGAAGATGGCTTTACAGAAGGGCTGGATTCCCTACGCCAAGGAAAGGGCGCAGGAACTTGAGAACGATCAATCTGGGTTGTGGGTTGGGTTGGTTGAAGCGGTAAGAGAACGAGTAAACGAACGTAAATGAAAGGTTAAGAATGGAACTCGATACAAAAATTGAAACGATACACAAGCGCCGCCATGTAAACGTGGACTTATACGATGGTCACGTTTGGATTGGTTTGGTAACAGAAGCCGCAAGGTGTCACGTCAGCTTGAACATGGAACAAGCCAAAGACATGATAGCCGCCCTTATTCGTATTGTTGATGGGGACACAAAATGAGCGAACAAGCCTTGATTGAACAACTCAAACAAGCCCTGCAACTTGCCCGTCAAGCATTAGAAAACACAGAGACTAACTTTATGTCAGACCAGTTTGACATTGAAGAAAAAGCACTTGTGGCAATTGACTTTGCATTGGAGCGTTTATGAACTGGCCTTTTCCACCCGCCACGGGCGCTGTGCCTTGGACTGCCAAACAGATCAAGGAATACGCACAACAACAACGTCAACAACTGCCAGAGGCTCCGCTATGAGTGAACTAGAAAAAGAGCGTGAATTGTTTTTAAAAGCATTGAACAACGCTATTGCATGGCAAAACAGATGCGTTGAGCTGTATGAAATATTGGAAATGTTTTGCATGGATGCAGAGGCAGACTATGACCAAAGATGAAACAATGAAGCTGGCGCTTGAGGCGTTGAAAGAACTCAACGAAGAAAATAGCTATTGGTGGCAAGAAGTTGATGAAAGCACGTTAAAAAAGCTCATAAGTGCAGAAAAATCTCTAGAAGAAGCACTAGCCAACCATATTCTTGACGACACGAAAATGGTTTCAGGTGTAAAGGATTCCTTGACAACTCAGCAAGAGCAGGGTAAATCTTTTTTTAAGTTTCGTGAGTGTGAAGATTCGCAAGCAAACACCACACCACAACAACGCAAGCCGCTGAGTGAAGCCGCCATTGAAGGGTTGGCAAAGTTTGTTGCAGTTGATGATTTCAATTACGACTTTGCACGAGCCATTGAAAAAGCTCACGGCATTAAGGAAAACACATGACAGGCTGGCGCAAACGTGGTGGTGGAAGACCAAAATGACTAAAGAAGACATGATTTTGATGTTGCGTGGCGTAGGCTGCGATGAAAACACAATCACGGCTATGAGCAACGCATACGATTTGGGGTTTGAATACGCCAAAGAGACTATGTTGGCGTTGCCAGTTGTGACTTTGCCGTTGGAGACTAAGTGAGACGTGCTGCAAAAACTGATGCAAATCAAGATTCGGTGGTTAGTGCGCTACGGGCGGCTGGCGCTACGGTTCAGTCTTTGGCGGCTGTTGGCAAAGGCGTACCTGACTTGTTGGTTGGATACAAAGGCCAGACATTGCTTATGGAAGTCAAAGATGGGCGTAAACCGCCTTCAGCGCAAAAATTAACAGAAGACCAGCTAACGTGGCATGGTAACTGGAAAGGTGGCGCATTGGCTGTTGTAGACGGCCCTGAAGCCGCTTTAAGAATGATTGGGGTGATATGACACACGGAATTGAACAAAAGGTATGTGCTGACATTGAAGCGCGTCAACAGCTTGGCATGAACAAGTACGGAATCAGCGTGCAAGACAACCCTTTGACGCTGCGCCAATGGCTTGAACATGCTTACCAAGAGTGCTTAGACCAAGCGATCTATCTGCGCCGAGCTATGCAGGAATTGGATAAATGAGCGCACCACAAAAAGCCATTGATTTCATCTTGGCTAATGCAAAGCACTTTGCTGCCGCAAAAGCAAAAAGGGTTCATCTTGAAGAATTCCGAAAGTCTAAAAAGGCTTTATTGATGCGAGATGCAATGCTCAGAGGCATTGAGGCGGCAAACGCACAAGAGCGCGAAGCCTATGCGCATCCTGAGTATTTGGAACTTCTGGAAGGCTTGGCAAGTGCCATTGAAACAGAGGAAATGCTGAAATGGAAACTAGAAGCCGCAAGGATGAGAGTTGACGTTTGGCGTAGTGAGGAAGCAACAAACCGAGCAACAGACAAGGCGATGCAATGAGCAAACCCCGTAAGAAATATAAACCCAAAGGCGTTCGCATGGATGCTTTGACATGGGTAATCAGCGGATTCAAAAAAGTCGCAGAAGTCCCAGACGCAGGAACTAAGCTAATGCTCAAGAACCACATTTCCTTTGACGAAATCCGTGAAGGAAGAGGAAACACCCATCACGTTGACAATCTAATTTCAATGGTCAACATGGCAGAAGCCTTGGCAAAGCGCCAGCTTGGTCGTGATTGGCTTGAGGAAATCGGACAAGCCCAAGACGCGATTTATGCGATGGCACAGCGTGGCGTTAGTGGAAAGTCATTTCTCTTTACTGGTGAGGAGCTGAAAGCCGTTCAAACCATCATGGAATTGCACGATGAACAGCTACGCAACTGTTCAGTCAGGACTTTGGAACTGGCGCTTGTTGACATTGAAAAAGAGTTCAAGGGCAACAAGATGAGAAAAATTGAGGCATTGCCAGTATGAAAACACATTTTGCACTTTTATTTGCTGCCCTGTATATATCAGAAGGTTGGTATGACAATTGGCGTAGAACAAAAAAAGTCTACTCAAAAGCTCGTGCAATTGTGTTGTTTGATCGCGTAATAAACCAAGAAATCAGATGATGATTCCAAAATTCAACTACTTTCGTAGCAAACAGCATTTAAAGAACGTGGCTGAACTGCCATGCCAAAACTGCTACATTGAAGGACAAACCCAAGCCGCACACTCAAATTGGGCTGAACACGGCAAGGGCAGGGGAATCAAGGCAAGCGATGAATTCACGGCTGCTTTGTGCCAAAAATGCCACACAGAACTAGACCAAGGCGCTAGGCTGACCAAAGAACAACGCAGGATGCTTTGGCAAATGGCGTATCAGAAAACAGTAAACAAACTGAAAGCTAGTGGAAACTGGCCTTCTGAGCTACAATAAATTATCAGTTGCCTATTCGTTTGTTCATGGCGATTAGGTCTTTAAGGCAGTTCGTCTGCCTTCTTTTTGAAAGGCTCTTATGGCTGGCTTACTCGCCCCTGCTGCTGAAATCAAGATTGAAATCGAGGAAATCGAGGCAGAAAAGCCCGTAATCGAAGGCTTGACAGCAGAATCAAACAAAAAAACACGCGACACTTTGGTTGAGACTCAGATGCTCGGCCCTGTCAAGGTTGACGCTCCAAACAGCGAATACTGGCGCGGTCTTGCTAACGTCTGGCGTACATCTCCTGACCAAGCAAAACGCCGTCTGTGCGCTAATTGCGAATACTTTGACGATCAACCTGAAACCTTGGAAGCGATGGAAGTCGTACCACAGGATGAGTTTGACAAAGACGGTGGTGGTCGTGGGTATTGCAACAAATTCAATTTCGTGTGCCACCACCAACGCACCTGCCGAGCATGGGAAAAAGCTCCCGTAATGAAAGAGGCTGAAGATGAAAATGACTAAAGCTGGTGAAAAGAAAATGGGTAAAGTCATGTCAGAGTACGGCAAAGGTAAGCTGAACTCTGGCAAGGGTGGCCCTATCGTCAAGAGCCAAAAACAAGCGATTGCTATTGGTTTGAGTTCTGCTAAAAAAGCAATGAAGAAAAAGTGATTCCAAAGCGGCTTCACTTTGTTTGGGTCGGTGACGAATCCAAACGCCCAGATCATTGCATTGAGACTTGGAAAACCCTGAATCCTGATTACGAAATCAAGATTTGGGGCAATGATGATCTGAAAAACCATAAGTGGTTTAACGCCAAGCACATTCAAGACATGGCTCGCCAAGAGTTATGCGGAGTGGCTGACTTGATGCGTTACGAAATCCTCTACAACAAAGGTGGAATCACGATAGACGCTGATTCTGCCTGCCTCGCTCCGCTAGAGGATTGGCTACTAAAACCCGATGCTTTTGCGCATTGGGAGCAGGAATTCCGTAGACCTGGGCTGATAAACGTCAGCGTTATGGCATCTATTCCTGAGAATCCATTTTTCGGTGAGTGCATTGAGCGCCTAAGAGCCAAGGAATCGGTCGTAAATGACCGAGCTTGGATAACAACAGGGCCAATGCACATCACAGATGTCTACAACCAGACCGAGTACCCATTGACCGTTTACCCTTCTCACTATTTCACGAGAGATCATTTCTCAGGATATAGATACGAAGGCAACGGACATTGTTTCGCTACCCAATTCTGGGGG